TCATTTCCAAATGAATTTGTAGGCAAAGAACTTAATACTTTTGTTCTTGACCCTTTTATATGTAATAATTTATCCACTACTTAGGTCTTTTTTCTCTATAAACTATTGAAAAATCATTGATTTGAAATGTGCTAGGAATAGATACACCTGGGCCTTCAAATTTCAAACAAAATGAATATACGTTGTTTATTGATGATGAAGGTTTTAATTCAGCGGTAATCCATTTATTTGTTGCTCCAGAATCAGTTAATCCGTTTGCTCCGTAATTAGTGCTAGTAGTATTGCTAAATTCTGTAAATGTTCCATCAGCTCCATTTGTGCTGTGATATACTTTAATATTTGTATTTGCTGTTCCTGTTTTAAAAGTAACATATACTTTATAAATTTTCTTTCTTATTGATGGCCCACTAAAAGTATAATCTTTTGTAATAAAATAAAAAACATCTCTATTTGCAATTGTATGAACACTAGAACTATCACTCCATTTCATAATAGAATCTGTTCCTGCTGTATTTACAAAGTATAAAATATCTCCATTGTTGTTTTTAACAAAATTTGAATAATAACCTGACTGACTTAATGTTGAAGTAGGCTGTGCATTTGCAGCAAATTGTTTATGCGTAAAAGTCCATGCTTGCGAAGTAAAATCATATATATATCCATCAGCACGTGAAGTTATAGGCCAATCTTCGCTATCTGATGTTATTATTAATTTTTTTGTTTTTTGAACATATGCAATATTAGGAGAATCACCTACATACCAATAATTATTAGCTATAGCAGATTGAAAAGATTCTGTTCCTAATTTTCCTTCAATTAAATTAGTTAATTTTTGTCCATCATATACAAAACATCCTTGTTTATTTGCCCAAACAATACCAAATGGTGTTTTTGTTACTTGACATGGTTTGGAAATTCCTACATTGTCAAAAGTATCTTCTAAAAATTCAAAATCTCCTGATACATTAATTGCAAAAACTTTTTTATTTTTAAATTGTAATATTCTATCTTTGTAATATTCTAATGCTGTAATTTCATCACCATCATTAATTGCAACATCAATAAAATTAGAAGATGGTAATATATTATATTTTCCTATGGGAGATTTAATCATTCTGTCAGGATATATAATAGAATTTTGCCTAATATTGCCTACATACAATCTGTTATTAGCAACAACTGCTGCTTTGTAATCACAAACAAGTTCTTCTATTGATTTTTCGGCTAATTCTTGCGGTATTAATGTTTCTGCTTCATAACTATCAATTTCATTAAAATTAAGCATTTTTGACCTTGGAATTGAAAATTTAAAACATTTGTTTGCGGTGTCATTAATTCCAGATGCTGAAAAATTAGATGTTGTTGAATAAACTTTATTTTTTTCTATATCTATATAAAATTGCAAATACCAAATGTCAGATTCTGTATCTTTTAAATAATATTTTAATTCTTTTTTATAATCATCATTTATAACATTGTAACCCACATATATATCAACATTAGGAGCTTCTCCTTCATTAATATTAGATTCTTCTGTTTCTGCTGATGTTGCAGTATTTGAACCAATAGAAAAATCGCTAACATTTAAATTAGATTCTTCATTAAATATATTTACAGATGACACACCTGCTTTAAATATTCTGCCTGCCCATCCTACTGCTGTTTCAGTTGATGCAACAGAATCATAATTAAAATTAACTTTAGTATCATTTATGTTATCAGGTGTTACTCCGTCTATAGCTGCTGTCCAATTTGTATCTTGAAAATAAACTTTTATACTATTAATAATTACACGTTCATGTCTAGTAAAATCCCAATCATCATTAGTAGTATTATTTTCAAAAACTATTGCATTTCTTAAAGTTCCTGAGCTATTAGTAGGGTATATTGTTTCAAATTTTAATAAAATATCGTCAGTTATTGAAATAGCATTATCTGGATTAAATGTAGCTACTGCTTTAAATGATTTTGTTCCACTTTTTCTTCTGCCTGATTTAGTTGATTCTATTGTACTATAATCCCAAAAATATGAATTTTTCCATTGTATATTATGTTCTTCATCATAAGTTTTGTCCCAAACTTCATCATCAACATACAATTCTGCTTCTTGAATATTTTCCATACTGCATATTGCATTATCACCCATAATTAAACCTTTTTTATCATCGTCTGTAGGAGTGCTACCACTATCAAATATATCAGTTCCATTTTGTTTTCCTACAAATATATTAAAATAAGGATGTCTCATATTTTTTAAATAATTATAATTACTATCAGTAAAAAGTGTACTATCTGCACCATGTCTATAAGCGGCTGAAAAATCATATGAAAAATAAATTTCAACTTTAGACACAGATGCTCCGCCATATCCAGAAATACTTGAATGCATATCATTGTTTGCCATATCCCCACTACCAGATGATTGTCCGCACCATAATAAATAAAAAGGATTTACATGAGTTGAACTACTTGCTAATCTGTTTCCAGCACTATTAAAAAATTGAGTTGTATCATTTTCATTTTCTTCATCTCGAGTTGTATGCCATATAAACCTTTGCAAATAAGTGCTCCCTTCTCCTCTAATTTCCCAATCTAATTCACTTCCTTGGTCGTTATATTGATGTGGTTCTGTTCCATCTGTTTCATTAGAAAAAACAACATTATTTAGATAATTCAAAGCATCGTATCTTTCATTTATTTCTGCTGAATCTTGATTTGCTGCAACAAGTAAATTGGGAGGAGTACACAATGCATTATCTCTTACTTTGTAACCTTTTTCTTGTTGAGAATAGCTAACTTTTTTTCTATTAGAATAATATAGTAATTTACTTCTATTTCCTGATTTAAAATTAGCATCAGATATTTTTAACATTCCATTAATATATGTATATATTGGAGCAAGTTTTCCTGAACCAAATGTAATTAAACTTCCTGCCCATTTAGTAGTATTTTCAGAATAAATCATAATTTCAGATTCATTAGCTCCATTTGAATTTAAAAATATTAAGTTATCTGATTCTGTTTGAGTTGTTAAACTAATTCCTGCAAAATATACAGTTTGATTATTAACACTTCCTGTTGCTCCATTTTGAAAACCAAAACTTCCTGCATTTAAATTTAAAACCCAATCTGTTGCATCATTATATTCTGAAGGAATTTTAAAATTAAATTGATATTTATTCCATCCTAAAATATCATCACTATATGGATTACCTATTCTAGATTTATTTGCCATTGATAATAAATCTGGGAATGATTTTTTTAAAGATATTCCGTCTAATCTAATATTAGTGCTAGCTGCTTGTGGAGCAAAAGCTACGGTTATTTTTATATCGTTTCCAGAATTATTTGGTGCAAAAAATTTATGAGGTTTAGGAATTGAATTAGTATTTGTTTCTCCAATATATTTATAAGTTGTCAAGGCTCCTGTATGTTGCAAAGTTTGCCAAGGAGTAATATATGAAGCTGTGTACAAAACGTCATTATCAGCTATATTGGAAGCTGTTCCTGCTGCAAACCTTATTTCAGTATTACTATTAACTGCGGTACAAACTCCTAAAACTGTGCCATCAGATTTACATATAATTTTATTTTTTAATAATGTATCAGTTGCCGCAGATGCACCACCACTACCATTATCAACTGTTAAAACAACATCCCCATCGTTTTGAGATTCTGCTTCTGCTGCATAAACAGCTGTATTTCTTAAATTTGTTCTATCTATTATAGCATAATTCATTCCGCTTGCACTTGTTGAATATGCAAAAAACAATTCATACCATTGACTATCAGGAATTGTAATTTCTTGATATAAAAAACAATTAGGAACAAATGATGGAGCTATTAATCCAGTATCTCCAGTTGACCAATCCCAATAAGAATTTTCCCAGGCAAAAGCACTGCCTGATGCCATATTTAATGTAGCACCATCTGCTCCAAATTGACTGCTAGTTTGATATGAATAAGTTATTGTATTATTTGTATTATGAGCAAACCCGTCATATGCAAGCCAATCAGTTGGAGGGTCATATGTGTCATTATATCCTAAAGTACCTCCAGTTGCACTACCTGTTTCATAATCTCCATTTGTAATATAATTTTTTGTAAGGTCATCAGCATACTCATAAGTAGAATCAGTCCCGCTTAAAAATAATATTCCATTTTGAGTTTGAGACAAATGCAACCCTGTATTAGTTCCATCTGTAACTGTGTTTGAATATAATTGAACAAAAGGAACTCTTTCAAGTTCATTTGTGCTACTTCCATCGTGAACAGCATTTGATATGTATCCATAATATCTTGAAGCTGCTTTACAATAAAATGATAATGTGTAATCAATACCTGCTTTTAAAGTAGTAGCTCCAATATCTGTTGAATCTGTTGTAAAATCAGAACCTGTTGTTTTTGCATTATAAGTAATATGCCCTAAATCTTTTGATAATTCATCTGTAATACCGCTTACTTTTGTTCTTAAAAAATAAGAATCACTATAATCAGGATTATAAGATTCAATATCATCGTATGGAAAATCTGTTCCTCCTTTGTCTACATAGTTAGTAGAACCACTATCACCAAAAGTAGAACCATCTCCACACCAATTAAATATTTTATAAAACTCAGTACCATTAGTTAATGGGTCTGCACTAAATGCTGAATCTAATGTTGCAACTTGTGTATCTGCAGCATATGCTGTAATCCTTCTAGTTTCTCCTTGTGGAGCTGCTCCATCAGCTGTTTTATATATAGTAATAGTTTTGTTTTTATAAAAATGTTCTGCATTATGATTTGTACTTGAATTATACGTAGGGCTTGAAGCTAAAGTTATTGAAGGAGTTCCTGATGAATATCCAGCTACAGCTCCTTCTTCAAATGCAAAATTTAAATTACCTTCAATTAATTCTCCACCTACATCTGCAGATGTTGCAAATAATCCATATCCAGCTTGTTGATTGGTAGAATCAATTGGTAAATTTTGAAGATAATACTCTCCTCCTCCTGCAACTCTAATAACACCATCTTTATCTGTAACTGCATTCCAATTTTGCACAAATTGATTATCTTCAATGTCTCGTGCATCAGAAAGAGAGTTTACACCACCTTTAAAATTATCTACTTTTAATACTTGTTTAGGCATTAGATTCGTGGAAAGCTTTTCTTACTTCAGCCCATATTTTATTGTCAAGTTTATTTTCGCTTCTTAATACAAGCCAATCTCCTAACTGCAATAATATTGCAATCATTACTTTTTGACTTAATAATTTAGTAGCTATTGCACCTAATATCTTGCCCATTTACTTATCTCCTTTTTTGGTTGGTACTTCTTTTCTTGTTGCTTTACATTTACATTCTAAACATATCCAATCTGCTTGAGGATGTGCCATTTTTTCTAATCTTGTAATTCT